ATGGCCTATTTTACAAGAACAAACATGGAGCGCAAGCTGGCGTTCTGCGGGAGGCATTGTCGCTGATATGCTCGGAAAGGGTGACTATATTGACTGGTATTGTAGTGGAATGGGCGAAGGTTTAGGAAACGGTGATGAAAAGGGCGACAAGGGTTATGTACCAGAATCCCATGTCACTGATGAGATCAGAGAAGACCTATTAAAATTAGGTTGGATAGTAGTAGAAGGAAAAACAACATGAATTTAAATAATTTAGGAGCAGGTAAAAAATTGATAGACCAAATCATTGCTCAGGGCAAGACCAAAAATAGGATTGGTCAGCAAACAAAGCTACAAAAAAATTCATTCAATACGAATATTCGACCGACTAAATGAAAAACTATCTAATCAAAGGCGTTCATAAGATTGAAAGCCCTGTATGGTGGCCTGGAAGCGACCGCACCAACGAAGGTGACTTACACGGTTATTACGATAAGATGAATGATCTTAGTGTATCTAGTTTTTTCCATAATCTGCAAGGAGATTGGGAATACATCAAACTAGAATCTGTCGCCGATAGTGTGTATCAAGTGTTCCGTCAGCAGTTTATCGGTATCTGGAATATCTGGAAGAGAGAACCTTGTAACATTTACTATTGCGGATCAGATACTCAAGCACTGAAGCCAGTAGAAGTTTTCGGCAGATACAAACACTTCATGCTGTTTAACTACACCGATCCAAAATCCGAGACAGGCTATCCTCATTATCTGAATGCAGACATCCGTTACTATCCTGCTGAAATGGATCGTGAAAAGTTTGAAGAAGCAGTGAACTTCATCACTGACCCTGAACTTGGTTGGCAACAGGATCAGTTTCTGTATAATCGTATGGTTTGGTCGCAGGGGCTAACGCCAGAAGAAGTGATTGATCCCACTATGGCTTATCAAGGACCGTGGCTACCAGGCGATCAATCTGCTAAAAACTTTACTGATAACTGGAACGGTTGTCGCTTAGAAGATGCGTATGTGACTCACTGGCACGGTTCTCGTAATGCTCAAGCTAAGTTGAATCTCATGCAATATATAAATGAAAAGTTAGGTATCCCTCTAAAAAAAATCCCTTCAAGGGTGATAGATGTCTCTGACATCCCGTAGACCGGAAAAACATGATGGACAATGATATAGCTAAACTTAGAAAATCAAGACGGATTGCTAGGACAGACGCTGCTATTAAACGACAACAACGGATCGCTAAAGCAGCAGGTGCTCACACCCGTCATGAAGATCAGCCTCATCGCTATCACAAGCATCATGCATTAGATTGCGGCAATCCAAAATGTATGTTGTGTAGCAATGCTCGCAAGACGCACGGCGAAAGGACCATACAAGAACGAAAATTCATCGAGGGTAACAAGGATGATGCCCAAAATAGTTGATTAATACGAATATTAGTAGTATTATATATAAGAAACAATGCGTTTGAGGCTAAATGGCATAGCAAGGGTCTCTAAAGCCCGAGATAGCAGGTTCAAATCCTGTCAGACGCGCCAAACATATTACGGGAGAGTAACTCCCATCTTAAAAAAGGAAGAAGAAAATGTCGTAAATTGAGCAAAGGAAACTCCTAATAAAGATAAATAACACTGAGGAGTTATCTATGTTTTATCTATATCTAAAGACACATACTACTACTGGCTTGAAGTATTTAGGGTTTACATCAAAAAATCCAAATACCTATTTAGGATCAGGTAAATATTGGCTGTCACATTTAGCTAAGCACGGCAAGCAAATAACTACTGAAATCCTATTTGAATCCGAAGATATGTCGCAAATCAAAGAAAAGGGTTTGTATTATTCTAATCTATGGAATGTAGTGTCTTCTAAAGAGTTTGCTAATATGGCTCCTGAAGAAGGAACCGGCGGATCAACCATGACCGGTAAGAAACATACTGCCGAAACAATACAGAAAATGCGGGAATCTAAAACCGGTAAAACCTTCAGTGAATCCCATCGTAAAAACCTTTCAGAAGCAGCTAAAGGTAAGCGGTTCAAAGAAAATAATAACTTTTATGGAAAATCTCATAGCAACGAATCCAAAGATAAAATGTCAGCTTCTCTTGTGGGCAAAATTAGAACTGAGGAGTTCAAAGAACATTTATCTAAGATGTATTTAGGTAAGCCTAAATTGCGAATAACCTGTCCGCATTGTGGTAAAGAAGGCGGATTGCCGCAAATTAAGCGGTACCACAACGATAACTGTAAGCACAAAGGAGAATAAGTATGTCATAGATTACAGAAATAGCTTGTAAAGATTTGGTATTTCATTTTAACAAAGCCCATCTTTCAGATCCGACTATCCCTATGTGGGTAATAAAGACTCGAGGGGAAACCTATTATATAGAACATGTTGAGTGCGATATGCCATGGAGCACCAAAGAAACAGGTGATAATCCACACACTAAAGGTAGTATCAAAGTCAAAGATTGCTTGTTGGTAATTGATGATAGCAACTGTGCTTGTATCTCTAAACTTACACTATTTGATAAAGTCAGACTCCGAAATCAACGGTTAGGAATAACTCGTGTCATAACAGCATGGGGTACAGAGTTAAGAAAAGCGTTAGAAAATCATAAAACCAAACACGGACCGATTAAAACAATTGGTGGCGCCTGTACAACTACATTTTACATCACTGACATCTACAATGAAGCAGACTATACCATGTTGTTGTTAGTTGTTACTGGATTGCGTAAACTCATGCCTAATGAAACTTACTATAAAACATATGATGATCCAAGGTCTGCACACACGTTAGATATAGATGAAGATATGGATGAAGAAGATGATGATGATTGATGCCCAAAATAGTTGATTAATATGATATAGCTTGTTATAATGATCATACTTATATTATAAGGAGATTATATGAGTGCAGAGCTACCCACTGTCGTTCCGGCAGTCGTTTTTAAAACCCGCGTCCGTGATGAAAGCATTGAAGGACCTAACCCCTATCGCTGGCAAGATGTAAATTCTTACGACTACTTCGCAGGCAAGCGGGTTATACTCTTCTCTCTTCCGGGAGCATTCACGCCGACTTGTTCAACATATCAACTTCCTGGCTTTGAACAGAACTACCAAACCTTCAAGGATTTAGGTATTGATGAGATTTATTGTATATCAGTCAACGACTCGTTTGTCATGAACAAGTGGGCGCAGGATCAAGATATCCAGAATGTCAAGGTTATTCCTGATGGTTCTGGGATGTTCACTTCTAAGATGAATATGCTTGTTCAAAAGGACAATCTCGGGTTCGGTGTCCGTTCTTGGCGATACGCTGTCATCGTTAATAACGGGACTATTGAGAAGTGGTTCATTGAACCGGGTATTGAGCATAACTGCGAGACTGACCCCTACGGTGAATCTTCACCTGAGAACATCTTGAAACACTTGCAGGCAGTCTGATAAATATAAGTATGTATAAGAGCGATCCAGACGCGGTCAGACCTGAAATCAGAATACCTGAAGGTAATCCTGATAAGAAGATAGCCGCTCTGGAAGCCAAAATCAATTCACTATCAGATAGGCTCTCAAGAATCCTAACAGAGAACGAGCAACTAAGACGCAACATAAAACGTAATGCTCAGGATATCCAACTGTTAACAAATGCCATCGCAAAGAAATAGATGAATCCATGTTAGACTGTTTGATATTAGGTGATAGCATCGCTGTAGGAACTCATATGTTTCATCAGGAATGCGTGACCTATTCTAAGGTCGGTATCAATAGTTGGCAATGGAACAAGATGTGGCCCGCTGCGGATCTATCTGCCGAAACGGTCATCATAAGCTTGGGGTCAAACGATCACCGATACATTCGCACTGAATCAGAACTTCGCAAAATCCGTGAAAGGGTCCATGGTAAGAAAGTATTCTGGATTCTTCCGCACGGAAATAATCCGAAGGGAGGAGTGACGATTGAGCATATTGACGAGATTGTTAGCAAGATCGCAAATGAATATCACGATCACATCATTCCCATCAAATATATACAGAAAGATAATATTCACCCTAGTTGGCGCGGATATAAAGAAATTGTAAAGGAAACAGAATGAATATTAAAATTGACGATGATGTGGCTGATAAAATCATTATTACTAGGCTTACTGAATCTGCTATCAATATCAGGGATGATCTAGCCAAGCTTCTTTCTAGCGGTGGACTTCAGCCATATCAAAAGGAAGATGTAAAAAACTACATTGAGGATATAGCGGCTCTCAACCGCGTATTAGAGTATTTCGGCGGCGAGCAGATTGATTGGACTGGATATGTTCCGATTGAAAACCGCCCTGCAGAGGTAATGTCATGAGTTGGGTAGACGAGGTTCAACGCAGCATCCCTTCGTATGCAGCCGATATTAAAACTAATCTAGAACTTGCGATGGAAAATAGTAATCTAGATGAAGTAGATGCTCATGCGTGTGCCCTAGCAGCATCATGCGCGATGAGCAACGGTGGCCTAGCAAACGAGATTGCAATGAACGGACCTTTATTTGGCAGGGACGAGAGGGATATCGCGAAGACTGCTGCCGTATCAGTAGCGATGCTTGACACATATTATTCTTTCGCTAACAGCGCGGTAGATCCATATACTCCTGCTATCACCGTCTCATACACCGGAACAGACCATACCAAGTTCGTGATGTATTCGCTCGCTGCTGCTGTTACATTAAAGAGTAACTACACTGCACTCTACGTTGACCAGCTACTATTTGAAGGTATAACTGAACAGGAAATACAGGATATCGCTAAGATAGCAGCAATCATCTCAGCGATCAATAAGATCGTTACTTGATTCCGATAATCATAAATCTATCATACCCGCTATCACGATATCTAATCTCCTTGAGATCACAAAATAGATATTGTGATAGCGGGTATTTTGCTTTTAACTGACCTAGAGAACGATTAGGATTCACGCACTTCCAGATGTCATCATCACTGACGGTGACATTGCTTGACTGAATGCACACAATCGTGCCTTCTTCTATATTCTCAAACCATTGATTGCTCTCCATATGCTCAGGGCTACAATTCACGACGACATCATACGGTGATAAATCATATTCATTAGCATCGGCTATTATGTTAGTTATGATAGGATCAGATCCTATGCGCCATGCATCGGTTATCCTGTCAGCAATCTCTTTCGTCCCAGGGTCCTTATCAATACCCAGAATGCGTTGATATCTGCTGGCATTACGTGTAAGAAGCATGAACGATAAAACGTTATACCAGCTACCTAATATCGCTATCCTAGCATCTGCAGGGATATATGTTTCCAGTTCTGCACACAACCATAATTTGCTAGATACCTGTCCATGAGAGAATGAAGTATAATCCATAATTTTATTTATATACAAATTAGGGGTTGACAAAGAAAAGAATAGGTGCTAATATACAAATATGATGAAGAAAACGACAAAAACAGCCGTTGAATTCATCATAAAAATTTACAGGACTAAATATACTTACTATGATGAATACAACTTGTCAGTTATCGCAGCAACACGGCCTCTGGGGTAGAGAAACCTCTATGGCATCAGTATTGCCGGTATATCCAACAAGTATTCGCGGAGACTTTAATCAGATAAAGGATCCGGGGACCAGGTAAACAAGTCATCATAACTTAGTTTATTCGGACCCTGGGAATCGCGAGACTCTCAGGGTTTTCCATATAAGAAGTGCATGTCGGAACGAGGCTGCAAAGCACTATAAAAAATGAACGGGCGGTGATAGGGATGAAATCTGCGGAGGTAACGCGGAGAGTAAAAACTTTCAGTGAGGGACATTGTGATCCCTCGCAAGCGGGAAAGTCCGAAATGCTGGACAACATAATCTCGCTTGTCAACAAAAGGCTACCCGATATCATTTGACAACATCGTTGATCTAAACAACGCTAGCAGGCACAAAGTAGTTGACATGGGTATATCAACCGTGTTTTCAAATGATATACTTCTTTGTTGAGGGATCGTCCAACGGTAGGACATTCGTTTTTGGTGCGAATTATCTGGGTTCGTGTCCTAGTCCCTCAGCCAATTAATGCTGCTATTAGCAGCACTATTTTTAGACCCTTAACTCAGAGGACAGAGTGCTTCGCTTCGAACGAAGAAGTCGTGGGTTCAAATCCCTCAGGGTCTGCCAATGATCGGTCGCAACAGGGTGTGCTGAGTGTTGTGTAATTGAGGACGATCATCCATCCTCTCCCAAAGAAAGTTTCATGTACGCTAAGTGTTACGGTAGCACATTAGGAATAAATATTTATATGAAAAAGAGAAACCGTAGCAATAACTATGACTGGACTGCTATTCAAACAGAATACGATTCTGGTTTTTCCATACGATTCTTGGCAAAAAAATATGGTATGGCAACTAGGTCATTTACCTTAGCAATGAAACGAGGGGACCTAACGACTCGTGATAGATCATCAGCAATAAAAAAGTAATATGAAGTTAATGGTCCAAGAAAATGGTCTACCGAAGCTAAAGAGCGGCACTCTGAAACAATGAGTCATAAAATGACTAATAGAAAAGATAATACAAGAGAAAATCTTCAACTATTATGTCCTAACTGTCATGCTCAAACACCTACTTGGAGACGAGGATTGACAACAGGTTTCAAGAAAAAAAGATACTCAGATGAAGTCATGATTGATGCAATAAAGTCATCGTATACACTTAATGCTGTTTTAGAAAAATTGGATCTACGATATGGTTCAGTTAAGACCATAGTTGATCTAATTTCAAAACATAATCTTTCCTTCATGAAAAAAGACGAATAAATTTAGGGCGTCTGCTGTAATGGTAGCCAGGCTGGTCTTAGAAACCAGTGATGTAATGTCGTCTCGGTTCGAGTCCGAGGATGCCCACCAAATAAATGCGAGTCCGGCTTGGGGCACTAACAAAATATGGACGGGCACCTGGTGGTGGCAAGGGTCTTATAATCCCTTTGGTCAGCCGATTACTGATTTGCTGAGAGTTCGATCCTCTCCCTGTCTACCAATATAGAAAGAAGAAAGATGTCTAATAAAACTGATCTAAAGGATGATCTGAATAAACATACGCTGTCATATGTCAAACACACAGTTGAAGAGATTAAAAGGTTGCGCCATTGGTTTGCTGGTTTTGAAGCAGCAGGCGGCAAACTTCCTGCATGTGAACAGGGTTTTAGTGTTTTGAATAAATCTCAGATCCTGTTAGATGACTATGCAAGCTTGATGGAAAAATACGGACAGCTTGACGAATAATTATACGCCGGTAGCTCAATTGGTTAGAGCCGACCGCTTGCTGTAATAAGTGGGCCTCTATGATGGAAACATTATAGATGTAAGTGATCAAATTCGGGGAACCCTTTCAAATGGCAATCCCGAGCGAAGCTTAGATAGAAATATCTTTGAACGTGTAGAGACTAGACGGTCACCATCTAAGTCGTAAGATATGATGAAGGTATAGTCCAGACCACAAATCGGTCGTCTTTTATATGACCGAGTAACGAAAGTTATAGTGGTAAGCATAACGGTCTGGTTGGGGGTTCAAGTCCCTCCCGGCGTACCAAATATATGTACGGATACATTATAGTATAAGTACTTATGGGGTTGCTCCCTAATGGGCACGTGATGAGTCACGGTAAGCTCATCATCTTATAAGGACGATAACGATGAAAGAGATTGACAAATACAGTGGGATCGGAATCTATCATAACAGGATAGCAGTCATACAAGAGAACGGTGACAAGTATTTTGTTGATCTGTACCTAGATGAGGTCCTTCATAGATCGGTTGATCTTTCTGACAGGTCCCTGCGGTATGCAGAAGATACTGCGGAAAACTGGACTACAGGGATCATAAAAGAATAAACATTAAAAATAGGAGTAATCATGCCCGTATTGGCCTTAGATATCTCAGGTATACCCCGGACTTGGGTTTCACACGATGACGCAATCACCTATCACGCGAAGAATTTAGTAGCTTGGTCTCTGGGTGATGTAGTTGCTAGATACCGGGGAGGAATTCAAAAGAATGGTACCCAGAGTTATCTTGAAACTCCGAGCATCATCGCTGTAAAAGGCATCGGTTTTGATTTCCGCAAACACAACAGGGTCATATTGACCAACAAGACGCTATTTGCTAGAGACCGTAGTGTCTGTGCTTACTGTGGCAAACATCATTCTAATCACGCTGGGCTAAGTCGCGATCATATCATACCTAGATATCATGGTGGCAGAGACGAGTGGATGAATGTGGTTACCAGCTGTAAAACCTGCAATCAAAAGAAAGGATGTTTGACTCTGAAGCAAGCGAAGATGGAATTGATCTATATTCCATATGAGCCCAATCACTATGAGCATCTGCTCTTGCAGAATAGAAATGTCCTCGCTGATCAAATGGAATACCTTATATCAGGTGTACCGAAACACAGCAGAATTATACAATGAGCGATACTAATTAGAATGCAGGCAACCTAGATAGGTTGCTGAGATTCTACATAGGCAAATCTTATGGTACACGTCCTTCTGAACGTATTGACGAAATTCGGGCTGCTAAGAAAAGTGAAAGCAGATATGTAGCCAAAACTCTGGAACTAACCGATTCAGATGTCGTGTTGGATTTAGGTCCGGGGTGCGGTTTTATAGCAAAAGAAATTGCACCTACAGTCTCGTCACTTCATTGTTTGGACATCGGTAGTTCTTTTTTGGATTTTTGCAAAGAAGAACTCGCTGAATGTAAAAATGTGTCACTACACCTGATGGATTATGCTGATATGTCAAGCGTAGTGGATGCAAGAGTAAACAAAATTTATGCTTTGGCATTGTTTATACATTTCAATCTGTATGATTTCTACCATTATCTTACTTCATGTCATAAGGTATTGATTCCAAAAGGAAGATTACTTTTCGATTTTCTAGATGATCAATATTTTGACGTTGAGCAAGATGTATGGCAGCGACATTCAGCGTTGTATAAGCAAGACAGAAATAGTATTTTTACAAATATAAATTTCAGTAACAAGCAAACTGTTTGCAAGTTGCTAGATCAGATTGGTTTTAGAATAGTGTCTGAGAAGTATTTCCCTGAACCCAAATTATGTTATCTTTTGGTAGAAAAATTATAGTCTGGTAGGTGTACCGAAACACAGCAGAATTATTTCTATGAACTAGATTACATTATTAAATATATCTATGTTCCTCGGTAGCACAGTTGGTAGTTGCGCTTGGCTGTTAACCAGGATGTCGTTCGTTCGAATCGAACCCGAGGAGCCAATTCTTACTTCCCACCGTGTAAAATCTCATGTATGTCAGTGTGAAGGTCTTTGAGTTCTGATAATTCTTGCATGATCATCACATGATCTTCTTCTGCACGTTTTTCAGCTTTCTCACTGTTCACTGATTGACCTACCATGATGATGCTCAGTAGAACTAGTTGTAAGAATGTCTGAGCTATCCATGTGATGAGTGTTGCTACTCCCCCGTGGATAGCATCAGGCAAACTAACTATCGCTAGGAGGGTAAATGCATATGCACACCACATTGTTCCGACGATGTTGGTAACAATAGTAGCAAGTTTTTTATTGAAGTTTTCCATAATTATATTTATCATCATGAGGATGATATATAAGTAGTAAGCCCTACTAGTACAACGGTAGTACACTGGTTTTGTAATCCTGTGATGGCAGTTCGATTCTGTCGTGGGGCACCATTTTAGCTGAATGCGGCATTTCAGACTACAACACTAAGCCAATTACATTAGAATTAGAACATAAAGATGGCAACAGTGAAAACAATTCGTTAGAAAATTTATGCTTTCTATGTCCAAATTGTCATAGCCAAACGCCGACCTATCGAAACAAAAATCGTGGTAATGGCAGGCACAATAGACGAGTTAGATATGCAGAAGGAAAAAGCTATTAGCTCCTGCAACCGGCACCATTTGCCCCCGTAGCTCAGTCTGGATAGAGCCACAGATTTCTACTCTGTTGGTCGGAGGTTCAAATCCTTCCGGGGGTGCCATTTTATATTTTGCAGTGCTACGATATGATATAAATAGTTTTATGAAGCGAATTTATATTCAAGATATGCCATGGGAAAAATATCAAGAAGCGTATGATAACGGAATGTCATTGCGTGAGTTGATAGATGAATATAAGTTATGTTGGAAGACAACAGCCAAAGCAATTCGGTTGTCGTTATTATCTACTAGAGACCTTTCAACTGCACGAAAGATTGCACTACAAAGGAAACCTAGAGATTACAGCGAAGCAAGAAGTAGTAGATCAGATTTAGCTAATTACCGGGCCGATTGTGCATTTAAGTTTAACTTATCTGATTATCCAACAGAGTTTGACTTTACTTTGATTGAAAGTTATGGTTGGTATAAACCAACAAATAAGGGTAATAATCTAATTGGTATAAGTAGAGATCATGCTGTTAGTATTAGATATGGGTTTGACCATTCTTTGCCGACAGTACATTTAGCACATCCTGCTAATTGTATATTAATGCAACATAGCAAAAATGTGTCTAAGGGTAAGAAAATAAGTTTGTCCTATGAAGAATTACTTGAACGTATTGAAGCATGGGATAAGAAATACGGGGAACTAAGCTAACGGTAAACTGGGGCCTTTGCAAGGCCCACTTCGGGGTTCGATTCCCCGGTTCTCCACCAAACATTATGAATATCTCTCGGTAGCGCAGGTTGGTAGCGAGTCAAATTTGTTCCGCAGAGCATAAATAAATGTATGGAACAATACAAAAACACAGACGGTACTTACACAAGTCCAAAAAATGGAAAGACTTATAAAAGTCTAAAAGCATTTAACGCACACTGGCATTATGCTGGTACAACAGATCCGCAAGCATTTGCCAAACGGTTGTACAAAGTACAATGTCAGTATTGTAAAGATGAAGTAGTTGTTAGTAACCGCAATCGACACGAAACAGCGTGTTATCTAAATCCGGATAACATCAAACTTTGTGAAGTTTGTGAAACTCCGATAAAAGATTATAAACACAGTAAGGGTACTTGTTCGCATAGTTGTTCTAATAAATTTTTTAGTCACCTAAGAAACAAGCCTGAAAATTATAGCAGATACACAACCATATGTTGGAAAGAACATAAGAAAGAATGTGTTGTTTGCGGCGAAGATAAAGTAGTCGCAGTTCATCATATGAATGAGGATCATAACGATAATAGAGTTGAAAACTTAGTTCCGTTATGCCCAACGCATCATACATATATGCACAGCAAATACAAAGCAGAAATTTTACCTGTGGTAGAAGAGTATGTTAGACAGTTTACTCTCCGGTTCGCCTAACCTGGTTATGGCACCTCGTTTGGGACGAGGAATAATGTGAGTTCGAATCCCACACTGGAGACCAATTTAGAGTATAAGGTTCGAATCCTTGTACTCCGACCATTTATTAAAGAAAATATCTCCAGCGCCCCGCGCGGAAGTAAATATCATTACAAACTTAGCGAAAGATTAAATGAAAAAAGTTGCAATGATTGGTGTTGGCAAATTAGGCCAAGACTGTGCCGAGATGATGGCAGAGATGCATGATGTAGTTGGATACGATGTATCACCGAGAAATCCAACTTTTCCGATGAAGGATAAGATTCAAGAAGCAGTAGAAGGTAGAGACTTAATCTTTATCGCAGCTCCTACTCCACATGATCCTATCTACGGAGGCGAGACTCCTACGAGTCATCTTCCTAACAAGGACTTTGACTATACGATTGTCAGAGAGATCCTAGCGGAAGTCAACAAGTATGCTACTCCGGCGCAACTCGTCGTATTGATCAGCACTGTTCTTCCTGGAACGATTCGTAGAGAACTCCGTCCGGAAATCACTAACGCACGATTCATCTACAACCCCTATCTCATCGCGATGGGAACTATCAAGTATGACATGGTGAACCCTGAGATGGTCATCATCGGTACTGAAGATGGTTCCATCACTGGTGATGCGAAAGAACTCATTGACTTCTACAAGACATTCATGCAGAATGATCCAAGATACGAAGTAGGAACTTGGGATGAAGCAGAAGCTATCAAGATTTTCTATAACACTTTCATCTCTGCTAAGGTTGGTATCGTTAACATGATTCAAGATGTCGCTGAGAAGAATGGCAACATGAATGTTGATGTTGTGACAGGAGCACTTGCCCGTTCAACATATCGCATTACTGGTCCGGCTTATATGACAGCAGGCATGGGCGATGGCGGAGCCTGTCATCCGCGTGATAATATCGCACTACGCTATATGGCTGAGAATCTAGGTTTAGGATATGATCTCTTTGACGCTATCATGCGAGCAAGGGAAGTTCAGGCTGAGAACATGGCTAAGAAATGCTTAGAGTTCGGTAAGAATGTCACTATCGTAGGCAAGGCATATAAGCCCGGCGTTCATTACACGAATGGTTCTTCTTCTATGCTCGTAGGGCATTATATTGAAGAATTAGGCGGTACGGTCAACTACTATGATGAACATACAGGCGATTTAGATATCAAGGAAGACACGACAGATGTCTATCTGATCGGTTATTGGGATGAATACGTGAAGACGCTGCTATTCCCAATTAGGTCGGTCGTGATTGATCCCTGGCGCAAGATTGACAGTACCCAACATCAAGGTAAGATCGTTCATTACGGCAATACCCGATTGATGCGATAACGGTATGCCCGGTTAGCTCAGGTAAATGGTGCTTTTTGTTCAACTGGCATAAATATAGTTGAGCAAAGGGAACATATAATGTATAAATGTGAATGTGGTAAGGAGTTTGAATCGCATCGCCAACTGAATGGACATAAAAGCGTTCATCGGGAAGGCGGGAGATATTCAGTAAGTCGGGCTAAACCAGACTGTGTTTATCATTCGTGTTTATACTGCGATGTGTCGTTTAAGCATAGCAGCGGAACTAGAAATAAGTTTTGTTCGTCCGAGTGTTCAGCAAAGTACGCCTGGGAGTACATTTCAATTCCACGCATTGAGCAGGGATTGGGTGGAAACTTTAAGAGATATCTTAAAGAAACAGCAGGAGATAAGTGTGCTGAATGTGGGCAAGCAAGTACTTGGAATAGCAAGCCACTCGGCCTACAGTTAGATCACATAGACGGTAACAGTGATAATAACGATTTGAGTAATCTTAGATTGCTTTGTCCGAATTGTCACACACAAACAGAAACTTTTGGTAATGCAGGCAAAGGTAATCGCTATAAAAAGCATACTAAGCGTAATGCATATCTAAGAGAATATAAAGATAATGCCCGAGTGGCGCAGCGGTAGCGCAACTCCTTTACACGGAGAGGGTCGTCAGTTCAATCCTGGCCTCGGGTACCATTTTTCATAAAACATCGTATATTAGCATAAATATAATCTCTTACAGAAAGGTACTACATTGGCTTTATTTCACAAACATCTTATCGTCCGTGCAGAAGTAAACGAACCTATTATG